GTGTATACACACCATTATGTGTATGCGCCCTGTTCCTGTCATAGCCACGGTAGTCACGGGTAGACCTGATGGTTTCAATCTCTACAGGTTTAGCGAAACCATTGAGCGTTCCGACCACTGGCTCAAAGCCTACACCACACCCCTGTAGCAGGAGCCACATGGCATCAACTACATCATGGACTGTCTCTACCTGTCCGAATGAACAGTTAAACTGTGAGGCTTCTCTGCGCTTGGCTACGTCAGTACCGCCCAACCAAAGTGTACGGCCTGATGGACAGGCAATACGTTTGAGGTAAAGCATACGCAGTTCCTCAAGTTCTAGGGTTTCTAGAGGTGACAGGTTTGTACCCTTGGCACGTTCCCACAACCACCGCTGATGATTAATCACACGGTTGATGGTCTGGTCCCATGTTTCAAATTGTTTGCCCTCTTTATCCAAGGGTCTGTTATATGTTCTGCGCGTTACTACCTGCGCTCTGGTATCTAGTGCTGCTGTCACCTATTATCTCCGTCACCCTTTAGCTGTCCACGCTCTGCACGGGACGCTAATTTCGTTGTGTTGTTATCTGCAATTATCGACAGCGGTTGTTGCATCAGTCGGGACATCTCTGAGATGAACCACAAGATATCACCGAGTTCATCGATGACTGCTTGTGTCTCAAAGGGTTTGTCCTTGCGGTAGAACTTGGCAATCTTACCAGCGAATTCACCAGCCTCTGCCACTAGCCCAAGCGACAGATATTCTAAGGCTCTGTCTTCAGGATAGATGGCAGTCTTGGCTGCATTCTTTTGGTACTGGTTGAAGGTAAGTCCATTCGTTGAGAAGTCTTCACGCCACTTAGCCATTAACGATATCCCTCCCCTCAATCTGATTGATACGCATCTCTGCGTAGCGCATTGCTTTCTTCAGGTCGTCACCTCACTTTCAGCGTATGACTTGCCTTCATATTTTTTATTACCAGCGCGACAGACGTACTTAATGATGTTGCCAACATGGAATGACAGTTCGTTTTCCATGATGAAGACGATAGGTTCTATGGGGAAATCAGCGTAGTGGTTGGGGTGTTTTACATCGGTGTCCAAGGTATAACCTTTCCTGATTTATCTAAGTCAGAGGCGTGGCAGATACGGGCAACCTGTGCCTGTATGAGTGCATGTTCTTCTGAGAGGTTTTTCTTTTTGAAGGCGGCAACCACCAAGGGCCACAGGTCTTCCGGTTCTTTGGCAGGTGCCAGTATCTTGGTGGCAGTCACAGGACCACAACCTGCTAGACCATCATAGTTGTCAGTCTTGTCACCTGTCAGTGTCTGGTGCATGTGGTTGTATGCAGCTTCAAGGACACCGATATGTCTGACCGCTGTGTCCTTTGCAGGGTTATACAGCAGGGCAGGTATAGTCTGCAGGTCTTTGTCTTCGCTGACTATGATGGTGCTGGTTGGGTTTGAAGTAGCGTGAATGCCTAGCAGGTCATCAGCTTCAAAGGTGTCAGACAATACTGCATTCTGTTCCTCAATCATCCACTGCCTGACAGCAGGTAGGACCAGAGGTTTGCGTGTATCTTTCCTGTTCTCTTTGTATGTCGGAAGGATATCTTTACGCCAGTTGTTTGGCCCTGTGAGATACAGGGTGTAGTCACTAGCCATCAGGTCACGCTTGACGTTAGAGATGTAAGTTAGGCAGTGGTCTATGGCCTCATGCTCATACGCATGTAAGGTCCACAGTCCATCACCCCACTTGATTGGACGCTCAACAGCAGCCGCTGCTTTGAACGCTATGATATCAGCATCAAACAGCAACCTCATTGTGGCTTACCTTTAAAAGGCATCACACTTAAATCAGGGTTTTTCTTAGGCTGAACCCGTTCACTCAGAATGAAAGCTGTGTCCAGAAGGATACTTCTGAATGGGCAATCGTTATCTGAAATTCTTGCGCCCTGCATACACAACTCGCCAAGGACTTGTGTGGTTGCTAGTAGTTCTGCGAGGTCTACGCTTACTGCTAATCGTTCATCCATTTCTGGTTAACTCCTGCCATGAGATTGGAAACAAAGACGCCATCTGTTCGCCTAGTAGTTCGGCAAACTCTTGGACTTCGCGCTGGGCGTCAGGCTTAATGCGAAGGTTGTAGACACGGGACCAGAACAGGAGAGAACCTGTCCACACCCACTCGGTAATGACGCCTTGAGGTAAGATACCTCGCGCCTGTTCAGCACAGATGCCGAGTGCAACCATCTTGTTATAGGTGGCAATCGCATCGATGCAGATGTCATGGTATTCCTCTAGGAATTCCTCGCTGCGCCTGTGTGCTTCAGGGCTAGACCCTTGCTTTACATCAGGTGCTGCAGCCCTAAAAAAGTCAGGCTTCCAGTAGCTGGGTGAGGACTTCACATACCGTCTGCTTACTTCATTCCATGTTCCACCGACTTGGTGCTTTGCAAGTTGTCTGCTTATGAAGATGCTGGTGCTGCATCGGAATGTAGCTTGAGGATGTGAGAAGGGATGCAGGTGCTTCTCTCTTGCTAAGAATGCAATCAGTCCTGCGTTCCTATTAGGTCCATAGTTCTCTGCCTGTTTGTCGAAGGACACACGGGCTGCATCGGTGACTAGATCGTCATCGCCCATGTGCGTCATGTATTGTACGTCTGTCATGTCTAGTCCCTTATGGTTAGATTTAGTTAAACTGTGGTTCATTCTCGTAGTGTACTATTCGATGACAACAGGCGCACAGCAGCGCACACTTGTCAGCTTCAGCTAGTATCCTAGACCACTGCAGGTCTAAGTTACTTGAGTGCAGGGTGAATGATTTCTGCGTTGGGTCTATGTGATGAAAGTCATAAGCGGCAGGGTGATGCTCAGTATCACATCGCTCACACTTGCCACCTTTGTACTGGATAAGGTCCAGCTTTCTCTGCCTTCGCCTCTGCTGTTTATCAGTGGGTGTCTGCCCATGTTCGTCCTGTCTTGTACTCCCCTGTGATTGGCATTCTGAAGTTGAAGTGCTGTCCAGCTTGTTGAAAAGACTTAACTGCTTCTCTTCCGATATCATCGGCTAAGTCCTTTCGTGCTATGAGTTGAACTTCGTCATGGACGTGTGCGACCAGTGCATAATCATCCCCGAAAGCATAACCTTTAGTGGTTAGATTTTCGTACAGAATGACGGTTGCTTTCTTTGCTAGTAATGCCCCCGCGCTTTGCAGGAGCATGTTAAGTGCTGAGTGTGGTGACCGGATAGGTAGCTGTCTGCCATCTAATCCCTTGAGGTAACCATGTGTATTAACCTTATTCAGCACTGCTTCTCGCAGTAGCTTGATTGCTGGTGTGGCTTGCATAAATTTGTTGATTAACTTCTTGCCAGCTTTAGCATCGCCACCAACTATAGAACCTATGCGCTCCGCACCTCCACCGTAAAGAAATGCGTATATGAATACTTTCGATTGGCTACGTGAACTTAGACCTGCAGCCTTCTGGTTCACTGTGTGTATGTCACCATTCAGTATCACATCACCATAGGCACCACCGTCAAAGATGGACATGAAGTGAGCTAGGCATCTGAGTTCCAGCCCTGATAAATCTGCCCCCACAAGCGAGTATCCAGATGGTGCATGGAATAAGGCTCTGCAATCTGCACCGTATGGTGAGTTGATGCTGGGTGTCTGGCTGACGTTTGGTCTTTGATGTGTACATCTACCTGTGGCAGCACCATTGGTGGTAACTCTTCCATGTATCTTCCCATCCTTCACCATCTTCAGCCACGCATTGTTACCTGTAGCCAGCATACCAATACGCTTGTTAATCAGCATGACCTCGTTCAATAACTCTGCCTCTGGATAGTCCAGCTTAGACAACACACTTTCATCAACCTGTGGCTTACCGCTGGGTGTGTATAGAGTAGGCACCCACCCGCGAACCTTCTGCAATCTGTCTGCGATATGGTCACGGGATGCAGCATTGAACACAACGTCTTTAACCTTGTAGGTCTTGACGCCCTTCACATATCCTCTGGTCTTGTTGTTGACCTTGGGTGTGAATGGTTCCTTAACCTGCCACGGTGGGAAGGCTTTCTGCAGTTCGACTTCTAGTTCAGCATGTCTGCCCTGTAGTGTAGACAGCAGCTTGTGTGCTGCATCCTCGTCAAAGTTAAAACCTTGCGCTTCCTGCTTCAGGATGATGGCAGCAAAGTCATGCTCCAGCTTGATGCTCTCTGCTGATGGCTTCTTAGCCAGCATCAATTTGTATAGCTGCAGGTTTAGGTGACAGTCCTGTTCACAGTAGTCCTGCATTTCCTTAGACCACTGAGCAAACTTCTCAACACTGTATTCAAAGTCACCCTTGTAGTTACCCAAGCGGTGACCCCATGCCTTTAAGCTGTGACTGCCGATCAGTCTGCCTGTGACTTTCTGTTCCTTGAAGTCATCACCCTTCAGGTCCGACCAGATTAGGCGGGACATCAGCAGGGTGTCATGTATCTCACCAGTGAACTTGAAGCCATACAGCTTATCAAGCTGGGGAAGGTCATAGCCCATGATGTTGTGGCCTGTCAGGATGTCAGCCTGTGCCATTATGTCAAGCCCTTCATCGATAGGAAAGTAGCCTTGCTGATTGTCAGCGCAGCTAATCTTAACGCCACTGTTCACATCGATGATGACGAGTGAGTGACACACAGTTGCATCAAGACCATCAGTCTCAATGTCGAACAGTAGGTTAATCATTGTGTTATCCTTCCAACAAACTTAGATATGTGATTGACAAATGGCAGCAGACCAGCAGCCATCAAAAGGTTCACACCTGTATGGACGAGAGCGATACGCAGGGTGTCACCTTTTGGCATTCCATCAGAGACTAACAATCCTGCCAGCCAGATGGTCCCTGTTGTGCCAATGTTAGCACCTAACACACATGCAATTGCTGCAGGTAGAGGTACTGCACCAGATGCAACTAGCGCGATGATGGCAGTGGTTGATAGAGAACTACTTTGCCATGCCAAGGTCATAACAATACCACCAAAGAACATGTAAATTGGGTTAGCTATGAACCACTGTAGGTGGTCGATGTTACCCATAGATTTCATGCCACCTGAAAACATTTTAAGACCAATGTAAAAGACGACTAGACCAACACTAATCTGTACTAGATTAATCATGGTGCTGTACCTTTCCAAAGTCTTAGCTGTGCCTTCAGCTTGCTGTTGCGGATAATGAGTGTCTTCGCTTCACGTTCCCAATACTCACATTCACGCTTCTGCGTTGCGATGTACTCTTCCAGTTCGGCACACTTCTCGTGCCAGTACTTGTCTTTAAAAGTCATCGTGCTGTTCCTCTACTTCAAAGACACTGGCTTGTGTCACTTCAGTCATGCGGCCTGTGTCGATGTTGTAGTTGAGCAAGCACCCAATACCTGTCTCACCGGAGAACCTGTTCTTTAGGACACGCACGGTAGATTGGTTGGGGTTGTCACCCTGCTGGTCACGCTCAACTGACAGACACATGTCTGATAGCTGGGCGATAGATGCGGAGCCACGTAGGGAATTGAGTGTAACCTCAAGGCCATTCTCCCAGCCACGTTCACCAGATGGGCGGCGTAGGTGGGACACAAGGATAAGGCCAATACCTGTCTCTTCGCAGAGTGACCGTAGCTTGGTCATTACAACGTCGATGTTCTTGCGTTCATCACCGTCATCAATACCACTGACTACGATAGATAGGTGGTCGAGTATGACGTAGGATACACCACAACCTTTGGCTAAGTAGCGTACTTTGTTAAGTAAGTTGTCTGTCTCTAGCGACCCAAAGTGGTCATAAAGATATACGCTACCGCTGCCAACTGTAAGATCAAAAGCAGATCGTAAGTCATCATCTGATACTCCTTCTTTCGTGAGGTGTAATGGCTTGTCTAAAGCCAACCCCATGAGGCCAAGGGCGGTGCGCTTCACGTTCTCTTCTAGCGCAATGTAGCCAATAGATTGGCCTTGGTTGATAAGGTGG